GTTTATTAACAGATCTGATGTAGGTTATAAAAAGTACGGCGTTACTTTACATAAAGATGACCAACCTTTAGATACATGGCTTCAACACATACAAGAAGAGTTAATGGATGCTGTCAACTATATAGAAAAAACAAGACAAGCATTAAAAAGTGAAATTGAAGAATGTTATTTAAGAGATCTTAAAGCAAAAGAATAATGTTTTATAAAAGAAAGAAGGGTCCAAAGAAAAAGAAAAGGGGCCCAGTACAATCTAGGAAAATTAGTTATGATGGTCATAACTTTGCATCAGGGTTGGAGAAGTATATGTATATGGCTTTAGTCAAAGCAAAGATTAAAGCTAAATACGAGGGCGAAACTTTTGTATTGTTAAATGGATTTCATTTTGAAAATGAAGTTTATGAAAGACAAGCAAACTCAAAGGGCGAATTTATTAATAGAGGAGAAAAGAGAATATTACCCATAAAGTACACACCTGATTTTATTGGTGAAGACTTTATTATTGAAACTAAAGGTAGACCCAATGAATCGTTTCCAATTAGATGGAAGCTATTTAAAAAGTTAGTTACCGAACAGTTCCCAAGTTACGTTCTTTTTAAACCACAAAATCAAAAAGAATGCGACAGAGTAATAGAAATATTGAAAAGCAAAAGAAAGTAGCTAGATTAAAGTACAAGGAAAGACAAATAGAAAAGTATATGAAATGGGCAATCAACAGAGGATTTTTAAGATGGAGAGAGCTTGTTGAAATACACGACAAACACAATGTAAAAGTATACGAATAATATATGAAAGCATGGAGAATATCTATAGGTTTATATCCAGGAATACTTATAGGAATTAGATCATATGAACAAGAAGAGGGAGTAGTACTACACGTATTATATTTACCTTTCATAGACATAGCGTTAGAAATTTTAAAAAAAGAAGAAAATTAATTATGGGATTATTTGACAATAGAATAGCTTACAAACCTTTTGAGTATCCAGTATACTACAATGAAGGTTGGTTACCAATTATGCAAGCCTTTTGGTTACACACAGAAATACCAATGCAAGGCGATGTAAAAGATTGGAACGAAAGATTAACACCCTCTGAAAAGAATTTAGTGGGTAATATATTATTAGGATTTGCACAAACTGAATGTGCTGTTTCTGATTATTGGACACAAAACGTTGTAGGTTGGTTTCCTAAACATGAAATTCAACAAATGGCAATGGCTTTTGGCTCAAATGAAACAGTACACGCTGTGGCATATAGTTATCTTAATGAAACTTTAGGTCTTGAAGACTTTGAAGCCTTTTTACATGAACCTGCAACAGCAGCAAGATTTGATAATTTAGTTGCTTACGAAGGAAAAGACCCAGTGGGTATTGCAAAAAGTTTAGCTGTATTCTCTGCATTCGCTGAAGGTGTATCTTTATACTCTGCATTTGCAGTGCTATATAGTTTTCAATTACGTAATTTACTTAAAGGAGTAGGCCAACAAATGAAATGGTCTGTAAGAGATGAATCATTACATTCTAAAATGGGTTGCCAGCTATTCAGACATATGTGTGAAGAGTTACCTAATTTAAAAGAAGAATGTAAAGAGCATGTATTGGAAGCTGCTGATACGATGTTAGACCTTGAATTAAAATATATTGACAAAATGTTTGAACAAGGTGATATAGAAAATTTAAAGAAAGAAGATTTAAAAAACTTTATAAGGAAAAGAGCAAATGAAAAAATTGTTGAACTCGGTTATACAGAAGAAGCAAATCATTTCAGATTTGATGCAGCCAGCGCTAGTGTTTTGGATTGGTTTTATCATCTTACTGGGGGTGTTACTCACACCGATTTTTTTGCTATCAGGCCTACTGACTATTCTAAAGCAAACGAAGGAGAAGATTTTGAGGATATTTGGTAGTCTATTACTATTAGCTTTAATAAGCTGTAGTAAAACAGAGGTCGAATGTGATTTAAAAACAATTGAAATGTATGCCGTTGAAAAATGCAGCGGCTATGCAACTAACGAGGAGTGTACAAATGAAGTAGTTCACTTAATAACTACGTCTTGTGGAATTAAATAATAAATATGAAAGAATCAGAACTAATAATAATGAGGAAAAAAATAGAACAGCTAGGAGCTTTAATGCAAGGTGTTCTACAGGAATTAACAAATCTTAGGGATTTGTCGGTTGGTACTTTACAAACAATTAAAAATATGCCAGATTACGACAAAGCTATTAAAAAATTAGAAGAACAAATGAAAGAAAAACAAGAAGATGTGGAATAACGATTGGAAGAAAGGCGTAGACTACCCCTCCTGGGGCGATACGGACGTATATAAGAAGACTATAGCTGGTGGTTATCTATTACAAGGGGAATCACCAAAAGATGCTTATAAGAGAGTTTCTACTGCGGTTGCTAGAAGACTATATAAACCAGAATTAGCAGATAAGTTTTTTGATTATATTTGGAAAGGTTGGCTTTGTTTAGCTTCACCTGTATTATCTAATACTGGAACAGACAGAGGTTTACCTATTAGTTGTTTTGGTATTGATGTTGCTGATAGCATTATGGATATAGGTAATAAAAATCTTGAAATGATGTTGCTTGCGAAACACGGTGGTGGTGTTGGCCTCGGCGTAAATATGATTAGACCAGCAGGCGCTACCATTGCAGGCAACGGAACTTCAGACGGAGTTGTACCATTCTGTAAAATATATGATTCAACTATATTAGCTACAAATCAAGGATCGGTTAGAAGAGGTGCAGCTTCAGTTAATATAAACATTGATCACCCTGATTTTTTAGATTGGTTAGAGATAAGAGAACCTAAAGGTGATGTTAATAGACAGTCTTTAAATTTACATCAATGTGCAGTTGTTGGTGATAAGTTTATGAGAAGACTCGATGAAGGACAACCAGAAGCAAGAAACAAATGGAGTAAACTATTACAGAAAAGAAAAGCTACAGGCGAACCTTATATAATGTTTAAAGGTAACATTAATAAAGTAAATCCTAAAGCATATAAAGCTAATAGTTTAAAAGTTCATATGACTAATATATGTTCTGAGATTACACTGCATACAGATGAGTCTCATTCTTTTGTATGTTGTTTATCTTCTGTTAACTTAGCTAAGTATGATGAGTGGAAAAATAGTGATTTAATATATGACGCTACGTGGTTTTTAGATGGAGTGTTATCTGAATTTATACAAAGAGCTAAGAATATGAAAGGTTTTGATAATGCTGTTAGATCTGCCGAGAAAGGTAGAGCGTTAGGATTAGGGGTATTAGGCTGGCATACGTTATTACAACAAAAAGGTATTGCTTTTGAAGGATTGCTTGCGCAGTTTAAAACAAGAGAAATATTTTCTCAATTAAAATTAGAAACTGAAAGGGCTAGTAGAGACTTAGCCGATGTATATGGTGAACCATTATGGTGTGTAGGTACAGGAATGCGAAACACACATTTAAGAGCGGTTGCACCAACAGTATCGAATAGTAAATTATCTGGTAATGTATCACCGGGAGTTGAACCTTGGGCTGCTAATGTATTCACAGAGCAGTCTGCTAAGGGTACATTTATAAGGAAGAATTTAGAATTAAAAAAATTGTTTAAAAAAATAGGTATAGATAATCAAAAGACTTGGGATCAAGTTTTAAAAGATAAAGGATCTATACAAGGTATAAAAAAATTAGATGGTTACTATTACGATAATACTGGCAAGCTTACTCAGGAAGAGGGTGGCGAGCCGGTTAAAAATGTTTTCAAAACGTTTAAGGAAATAAATCAACTAGAACTAGTTAATCAGGCGGGTATAAGACAAACTTATATTGATCAAGCGGTTAGCTTAAATCTAGCATTCCCATCACAAGCAGAACCTAGATGGATTAATAAAGTTCATATGGAAGCTTGGAAAAGAGGAATTAAAACTTTATATTATATGAGAACAGAGAGCGTTCTCAGAGGCGATATTGCAGCGGAGGCAATGAATCCGGATTGCTTAAGTTGCGATGGTTAGTTTTGTTTTGTTTAGTATGAATAGGGGTTGTAGAAATGCGATCCCTATTTTATATTATGCTATACATTGCTTTTCCGTTTACTCTTTTTGCTTTTAAGCATCTGTTTCTATTTTGTTCTTCAGATACATAACTTATATGTACCCAATCTGGATTTTCATCTGTACCAAATTCCCAAATCATTTGGTCAAAGTTTAAGTTTTCTTTTATATATTCATACATCTCTGCATTGGTCTTATGACCGAATGTATCATCAATATCCATAGCTCTACCATCACAGTGTTGTGATCTAGAACTTCCACCTATCGCTTTATTCAAAGCAACAGATCTATAAAAAGAATTAATTTTTATTGGTCCACCAACCCATTCACGCAAAGGTTCAAATATATTATTTGCAACACCAGTCATATTACCTAAGTGATATTCCCCTGGAGAGTTATCAATGTTTAATCTCATTGCTGTATTTGATTTAATACCTTCTTTATATGAAACGTGCTCACTTATCTTTTCCATACTACTTTCTTCTTTTAGTGTTTGACACTCTTCTAGGTTTTCCAGCTGGTTGACCTAATCTTTTCTTTTCTCTTATTTTTTTAGCTTTTTCAGATGAGCTCATTTCAGACGCAGTCTTTACTGTTTTACTAGATACACGTTTACTTGGTCTACAGTAAGGCGTGCCTCTTTTTTCACCCTTTGTTCTACCGCAAGGTTTACCAGTACGTACATCTACCCACTTTTCTTTAAACCATCGTTTAAGTTGTGCTCCTTTTTTGGTTTTACGAACAGCCATTATTTTTTAACTTTAGAATGGCCGCAGCCTTTTTTCTTTAATGCTAAATGTTGCTTGTATGTATTTGCTTTAACGTCTTTACCGTTTTTACAATACATCATGTGTGGTTTAAATTTTTCTTCCATTACTTTTTAGATTTATTACCCCAGTTGGCAGCACCAACCTTACGGCATTTTGCTATTGCTCCACTTGCGTACGCAGATGGGAATACTCTATATTTTGCTTTTACTTTTTTATAACACGCGTCTTTTGGCATAATTAGTTTCTTTTTATTTTTTCTCTTTTTATTTTTTCTCTTTTAATTTTTGTTCTTGGAATTTTTATTCTAGCATTCATTTTAGGCTCCTTTTGATTAGGCCCTAATTTAACGTCCCATTCACTATAACCGAGTGCTAATGCAATTGATTGCCATAATTCAGTTTCGCTATTTGAAGCTAATACTAAGTTATTCCATTTTCTTATAGCTCTATCAGCTGGTAAATTAAACACAGCGGATAAAACTTCACCTGCAGATATTACAGCTGGATTTTTTGTATCAAGACCAAGCTCTCTAATTTTTTCTCTTTCTTGCTTATATGTAAATCTTCTACCCGCTCTAATCATTTTTTGAAGTTTAGAGTTGATAGGTGGAGATAGTGATGTAGTTTTAATAGCGGCTTGTGTAAAATCTTTTCTACCTTTTTCTTGTTTTATTATTTCAAGTATAACATTTTTAGTTGTTGCCGCAATCGCACCATATACACCTGTACCAACTATTAAAGTATCAGCCATTCTATTTCCAATATTAAATAACCTGTCCTTTTTTTCGTCTTCTTCTTCATTGTCAAACGCTAAAGCAAATAAAGCAGTTTGTAGTGCATGAAATATTAAGTTTTGTATTGCACCATAATATACTATTTTAGATACATTTGATTTCCAGTCACCACGCTTGTTTATAAGATCCAGAGCGGCTTTTTTCATAAGTCTGGTATATTGCATCGGTGTGTTCTGGAAAGCTAATATAAGACGTCCTAATGGACTAGCTTGCTGCTTTGATATTTTATCAGGTCTTGATGATTGCTGTGCAGTTTCAGCTAATTCTTGAAAATCTAAGAATGTTTGTTCCTCTGCCTGCTTTTTAGACATACCTTCTGATAGGTATTTATTTAATCTATTTCTATAAAAACTCGCGCCACCAATAGATATTGCAAAACTATCTGCTATTTGTGTAGGTAAAAATCCTTTTTTAAGTATTGCTGCAAGTGCGGATTTAACTTTATTTGTACTATTAGCTGTTGCATTTGCAATTTCATCCGCGTTAACATCTGTTTTTAAACCTGATCTTCTAGCTTTTAAAAAGTCTGAGTTATATAAAAAAGCAAAATCAGCCCAAAATTGTTTTTGATCCGCAAACGCTGCACCAGCTTTTACAATATTATTATCAGACCAATTTATAAAGTTAAAACTTGATATTGTTTGTAGCAATGCTGATCTTGTATTAAAGAACATTATAGTACCAACAGAGTTATTTGTCCAGTCTAAAAAGCTATTTGTTATATCATCAGTCTTATCAATGTTTCTGTTCCTACCAGTTCTTATTCTATTTAATATATTTTCAAGAGCATCAATATAGTTTTCACCCATTAAAGCTCTCAGCTTGTTCACATTATCACCTTCTAGTTTACCACCTCTTCCTAAAACACCAATAGCTTCATCAACATTATTAAAGAACGGAGTTAAGTATTCTTTCCTAGTTACATCATTAACATGATCTAATATATCTGTTAACATAGTTCCTGCTAACCAATCATTAGTTTCTCCTGGCTCCGGATATATTTTTTCTTCAAATATATTATCAAGCTTTTCCATAAGTTGCATAGAATCAAAATCTTGTCTTACTGAATTACTTAACGTTTTAGCTTCGTTTTTAGATAAGCCTGGAACAGTATATCCTTTTTTAACCCATAAACGTACTCTCAATGCTTGCTCTTTTGTATAACCTGGGATTGATGACTCAGCGCTTAAATCTATACCACTTGCTTTTATTTCTTTTTTTACTTCTTTAAAGTTTTGTAAAGTTGCTTGTTTAACAGCATCAAAAGCCATTAAACCTTCTGCTAAGGGTCTATAAATATTATCCTTAAACCAAAGAGCATTTTTATTACCTACATCACCTTTACCATATAACGGGTACATTAAGCCTTCAAAGTCTTCTGCTGAGTAAGGAATTAACGGTCTAAACCTATCTTTTTTCTTACCTCTTTGCTTAGATGCAATAAATGACGGCACATCTTCCATTGCCATACCTTTTGTTTCTTCTAGTATACCAGCAAATTCAGCTTTTGCATTAAACGGTTTAGCGGCTAACCCAAATTTATGTGTGGAAGCTTTTACTCCCTTTGATGAAATGCTTGTAATTCTATTAACAACAACTATATTAACATTCCCGCCGCTTCTTTTTAATCTTATTTCGTATTTAGATTTACCTTCTAAAAATGGGATATTATCTACAGTGTTGTTTAAAGCATGGAATTTGTCTTCTTTGGCATGATATAAAATATCTGTGCCATCATAATGTTGTAATATATTTGATACATTATCAAATTTTATTTCTGTATTTGGCAGCAGTCCTTTAGCTTTTGCTCTATTATGTCCTTCTTCTGTAACTCTTATTACACCATCTTTAGTAACTGTGGCTTTAGCTTCTTCTAAATATTCTTTTAATTTTATAACAAACCCACTATCAACTAAATGTTTTTTAACAACCGCAAATTTACTTTGGTCCATTGGGTTTTTACCTTGACTAATTTCATTATTTTTAAATCTAACACTGACTTCACCAGTTTGATCTGCCATTTTACTTTTAGCCTCCATTTTTAAAATATTGTTATTTGGACTAATAAAAGCAAGATCAGAGCCTTCTTTATTACTAGGCCCTTTTAAATCGTTTAAAGATTCTAAATTTTTATTGTTATTTAAAACAATTTTTTCGGCATTGTACTCTTCAACATATCTTTTAAAGTTTTTTAAGCTAATAGGGGTTTTTTTGTTTTTTTGTTCAGGATACTGCGCTATAAACCTAGCGTACATAGGTTTTAAAATTTCATTAACCTTTGTTATTTTTTTAGGGCTAGGATCATATAAAGACATATTAGCATTTATAGCGTCTTGCGTTTTTTCAACATTGCCGTTTGTATCTTTTACAAATGTTTGTGCAGCTAATAACTCTGATTTACCATCAGCTAGTTTGTTAACAACACCAACTTCATATTTACTTTCACCTTTTTCAATACTTTCTAATATCTGTCTTCTAACTTCACTATTAGTAATAGCTCTACCTACTTCTGTTTGTAAAGCTTTTATTAATGTTTTTTGATTTCTATCCCCAGATCTTTTAGTAAATAATTCGTTCCATTGTTTTTTATCAAATGGTAATTTAGTTTGGACTGGTAATCCAGCGGCTGTACCTTTTTTCATGTCAGCCCTTGACTCTTTTTTATAAAAGTTATTAAGTATGGTTTGTTTCATACCAGTTGAAGTTTTTAAACCTGTGCTACCGTATGATTGCTTCATCGCACCTAACGGTAATATTGCGTGCAATACTTCCCCATTAGCTTTAATAAAATTATCTGACGAATTAAATATTCTTAAAGTTGTATTAGGTGTAATATCCCCTAAAGTTTTATAATTTAATTCTTCAATATTTTCATTTTCAATAAAATCTTTTACTGCAGCTTCATACTCTTGTTTTAGCTCTGGCTGATTTGCTGTCAACTTTGATAAAGCTTTAATTTGCGTACCTTGTTTTTGAGTAACAGTTGTTTCAACCGATGTTGTTTCATCAGCTATTTGTACTGTTGATCTTTCTGCAGCTTCGCTTTCATCAACGTTAACTTCTTTTTTAGTTCTTTCGCTTTGTTCAAATAAAGCTTTTTTAGCATCTAATTTAGCAAATCTTGTATCTGACATTATTCTTTCAACAAAACCTTGCATTCCGATTACAGAGCCATCTGCTCTTTTAGATTCAGGATTAAACTTTAATACTCTTTCTATAGTACCATCAATTACTTTTTGTGATTCTTCCTGAGAAACCGATCTATTCTTTATATAATTACTGATAGCCCCTGTGTATATAGAATTAAATATTTTTACCCCCTCTGGTGAACGAGTAAATACATCATATTCTGCTTTAGTTTTAATATTTTTTGGTACAAGGCCATCTATTTCTTCAAACAAAGCTGCTGCAAGCGGCTCTTCTACAATATCCTCACTGGTTCTATCAACTTGTTTAGCTTCTGATAAAGTTTTTTCAACTGATTTTATATCTTCCCTTGCAAAGTCTTTAATAAATTCATTGATTTCACTTGCTGTTTTAAAACCAGCTTTTTTATAACCAAGTGGTTTTAATATGTATTTTCTAATAAATTCACCTATTTTAGTAAGTATATTGTCATTTGCTTTATTAGATTTTAAAACTTCCATGTAGTTAGATAAAAACTCTTCAGCATATCTTATTTGTTCTTGACTAAATTTTGTTGCATTGCTATCAATTTCAATATCTACAGCTTCTTTCCTTGCATCCATCCTTTCATGAACTAATTGAGTTTGCTCAGTACCAATTATTTTTTGTAATTCTATAATAAGAGAAGGAACGTTTTTAATAAAAAGATTTGATAACCCATGTACAGTTTCATGTGAATAAGTAAAATCTAAATTAGCGCCCTCTTTTGCTTGCTCTGATATTACATTTTCGTTTACAAAAAACATTCCGTTATTAAATAATCCACCTTTTGTAAATTGCTCTTGTAAATATTCAGGTGTAAGCTTTTCTTCAGGCACACCCATTTTTGTTAATGCAACTTTAAGGTCTTCTACACTAGAAACTTTTAGTATATTTAAAGGAACACCAAGTCCCCCTAAAACATCTACAACTGTTTTTGAAAAGTTTTTATCATTTTGAAAAGTTTCACTAATAAATCTATCTTGCTCAGCTAAAGCATTATCAATTTGTGTGTTAGTAATATCCTGCATTTGATCTTTAGCGTACGACTCAGGATTTTCTACAAAAGTATCTCTTGTAGTATCGTATTGATTTTGAAGATCTTTTTTCTTTTTTTGTCCTTCTCTAGTTTTATTTGTTTCAAGTACATCAATTTGATCTTGAATTGCCGCAAGCGTGTCTATCTGTGTGGGTGATAAATTAGGATTAGCTTGTCTTATACTAGCTTTGGTTCTTATATTTCTTTGTCTATTTGTAACAGCTTCTTGTAAGTTGGGATCATTTTCAATTGAAAAATCAACGCCAGCTATATCAACATCTTCCCCTTTTAATTGATTTAAAATATCAGCTTTAGTAGCTTTTTTACCTTTTATTTTATATGTAGGTTGATTTATCATACCTATTGCAACATTTACAGGAGCTGTCGCTGTTCCTGCTATTGCTTCAAAACCAATTTCAGCTACATCCATTTCTTGATTAGCTGCTAGTCTACCTGCTACCTCACCTGTCCCACCACCTACTGCTTCTACACCAACACCCGCTGCCACAGCGGCTAATGGTCTTCCTGCTCTACGCAGTGTTCCCGCAGCTCTACCGGCTAATCCACCTGATAAACTTTCAATTGCACCAATTGCTAATCCTCTTCCTACAGCTCTTCTTTTTACTAAGTTATATTTTTCTTCATCTGCTAAAAATTCTTTAACATTATCTAGCGAAAAGTCTTTACCCTCTTTCTTTAATTCCTCTTGCAGTAATTCACCAAATGTTAAGCCAGCTTCCATTGCACCACCTAAGCCACCAAAAAAACCTGCAGCCCCTCCGGCAAAAGCACCTAAAGGTGCCCCAGTACCAAATGTAGCACCCCCCGCAATAGCACCACCAGCCAATGCCCCGGTACCAGCCGACGCTATAGCGGTCCCGGCTACTTCAGGTGCATCAAAAAACGACCCAGCTAATGTAGCCATAGAACTTGTAAATACTTGCGGTATAATAGTAGGATTGTTAATTACACCTTTTATAAATCCCCATACGCCTTTACCTTCTTCTTCATATATTCTTGAAAAGTCACGCATTTCGTCTGACATACCAGCACCCATTGCTTTTCTATTTGCTTCAATAGCTTTTAATATAGTTTCATCAGAAGCGTCTACGCCTTGATTAAATAAATCTAAGTTTTCACCTACAGCTTGAGAAGCTGCAAATCCCTGTTCTGCGGATCTATATATATCACCAAAAAAGTCTGTAATAATATTTTTACCTAAAGCTCTTTCAATAAATGTATCATCTTCTTGTGATCCCAACGAAGTACTTCCCAAGTTGAATCCCATATTGAGTGCTGTTCCCGGCTCCACAAGCGCACTCTGACTTATGGGTGATGTCTTTGCTGATGGATCTTTTTTAACTGCGTCTGGAAATTGAGTTAAAAAACTTTGTAAATTATTAGACCCAACAGAATATTCTTGGCCATTTACTGTATAAAGTTCATTCATATTATTTAATTATTAATTTTCAAAATCTCTATTAGGCTCTAGTGAAGCTAGTAAAGAATCGTATGTTCCTATGTCTGCGTTAATAACATAAAGTTGTTTTATAAGATCTGATATAGTTAGATTTTTTATACCTCTAAGTTGTCTTTTTTCTGTATCAGTTACCCCTAATTTTTGTAAAATGCTATCATTAATGCCGCCTTCATTGTCTATATTTAAAGCAACAGCTGAATCTAATTGCCTTAATCTAATTTGTTTATCAGATAAACCTTCTTTATCTTGTCTAAATTTTGCTAAATTTTGATCATTATAATCTTTATGTAAAAATTCAAAATCAGATTTTAAAGCTAAAAATTCTTCTTCAGATAATTTTTTCTTACTGGATAAAGGCGAATTTTCATAAGTTACTGTGGATATAGTAGAACCAGGTGTTAATGAAGCTGTTCTATATTCTCTTCTTTTACCAAATTTTTCTTCTTCATCTGTTATAGTATCAGTGGGAAGATTTGTTATAGTAAAATCATATCCAGTTAAGTCAACCTGACCGTTCTTTAAAACTCCAGGTTTATAAGCTTCTGTATTTGTAATAGTATTAGGCTCTGGCTTTGGATCTTTAGGCTGATTATATGAATCATTAAATAAAGATAATGCTTCCCCTTTTACAGACTGGGAACCTGGTGCTTGTCTTAATATAATTTCACCAACTTGTTTTTTACCGTTTGCTGTATTTAGGTTTATAGTTTTAAATGCCCCTGACGCATCCCCATCTTTATCTTTTGTTGCTATAGAAAGTATTCCGTTTGAATAATTAGCATCTAATATTTGTTCACCATTAAATTTAGCATTTTTACTCATTAAAAAACTAAAATCACCAGAACCCATTGCGTCGTTTATTATAAACCCCGCGTCTTTAGCCATAAGTGCTGCTGTAGATGGTTTTATTACAGGCGGCTGAGCTTCTATAAATGCTTGCGTTGCAATATCATCTCCTTTTTCAACTATCAATGCTTGTAATTGTCCTAGGTTTAATCCTTTTAATTCTGAATTCATTACGCCTAATCCATCTACCAATAGCTCTCTAGCTTTTTCAACAGTGCCCACATTTAAAGAAAATTCTCTTAAATCCCTATCTAAATCTTTTCTGTTAGTTGTAGCGCTACCAAGTGCCGCTATAGCCCCTGACGTTGCATTAGCATCTATAGTTTTTTCAGCCAAGTATAAATTTTTAAGTCTATTAGAATCTACATTGGAGTCTGTTAAACCTTCAATAACATATTTATCACCAGAAATTTTAAAATTACCACTAGATAATGCTTTAGCTATTTTATAATCATCGCTTGTTATATCAACACCTCCTGATATATTACCTTTAGCTATTCTACCTGTGTAACCTGCTATAAGCTCTTGATCAGCACTAAACTTTGAAACTTTTTTATTAAACTTATCAACCGCTTCTTTATATTTAGCTGCTTTTTCGTATTGATTTAAAGACTCATCTTTAGCAATATCGTTTAATAAGTTTTTTGTTATATATGCGTCAGCCGTAACAACAGAGTCAAAATCTCCTAACAAACTAGAAGTGTCAGCCATCATGTTCATTTGATCAATAGCTGATTTTTGGTCTTCTTTTAATTGATTTTCTCTTTCTTTTTCTTCATTAGCAAGACCCATTAAGTATCCCTGTAAAGGTTTTACACCTTGTTCTAACCCTATTGATAACGCATTAGATTCAAGCTCTTTTGCTTTTGCTAACTCTTGATTTGTTTGTAATAAACCAGAATACATTGATCCTCCTGTTGTTTTTGTTGCCATAATTAATTATTTAATTGCCTCTAGGTTGTAGCACACCTAGTGTTGGTAAAGAACTAGGAGGCGAAATATAACCCCCCCCGCTCAATAATTCGTTTGATTGTTGAACCATAGGTTGAAAAGTTTTTTGTGCTAATGCTAATGTATCAGGGCTTTGTGCTCCCATTGCTGCGGCTGCATTACCACCACCTATTTTGCTTCCAAACGCTGAAAATGCCGCGCTGCCTAAAGCACCAATACCCCCTACTAAATCAGCTTTTGCTTGTGCTCTTGCTCTTGTAGCTGCTGCTAAATCTTGATTAGCCATTCCAAGTAAAGCAGATTGTTTACCCATTTCTAATTGCTGTCTTGAACTTTCACCTCCAGCTTGTAATTCCGCAGCTTTCATTGCTCCTTGTGCGGATAGTCTTTCATTCATAGCTTCTTGTTTTGCAATATCAGCACTTATGCCCTGTAGCCCTTTTGCTTGCTGCTGCGCCATTGCTTGTGCTATTGCGGCTGCTCCAGTCCCACCTCCAGCTCCTCTCAAAGCATCTAATGACTGTGCTAAACCTTGCTGTTGTTGTTGGGCCTGAAATTCAGCTGCTTCGGTTGAAACTCTTAAATCCTCAAATTCATTTTGAACTTGCGCATATGGGTTTGTAAATTCAGTTGCTTCAAAAGAAGCCATTTGTTTGTCTCTACGGCCTTGCGCTGCTTTTTCTCGTCTTCTTCTTTTTCTTCCTCCAAACAAGCTACCTATACCTTTAGCAATACCGGGAATTGCTGACGCTATACCCGCTATAGCTAGTGGCGCTAAACCTTTTGTAACTGTATCAGCTACTTCTATTATTGTTATTATTTCTTCCATGATTAATTACTGCTTATAAATATTTCTGAGTTTACTGCGAATAGTTCCGCGTGTTCTGTTGAATCGTTAGAAAAGTTTATTTCTGCAAAATATCCTAACAATCCCGATGTGTTTATTACACTATCTTTTGCAAAAAATATATAACTATTACTAGCTAATTGTGATATATCACCCACAGGCGATGCATCAATTTCACAAACTATAGTTGAATTTGTTTTAGAAACTAAAGGCCCTATTCTTTTTTTAGTTGTATTGTCTGTGCCTAAATAATATATAACATCTCCAATTTGCAAGGATGTGTTTCTTTTTACGTCTATGTTTAATGTTATTTGACTCATAATGTTATTATTACGTTATTTATTGGCAACCTAAGAAATCAATTTGTGTTAATGCAACCCCACTCCAATAGTAGTAATGACTGCTGTCTGCAAAATACCCAGGAGTTGATTTTAATGTTGTACAGTTTCCATCTGAGTATATTTGCGTTGAAAGTGATAACCCATTACCGTTCATATTAACCGTTCTTTGTCTTCCTGTACATAAAAACTCCATTGCCGTGGCATCAGTTGCTGGATCAACATTAGAAAATGTTGCTGATACCGAATAACAAACCGGCTCTGGTGGCGGTGGCGGAGGTGGGTTAACAACGTCAGCACAATCCGCGCAATTAAGAGCTGCAGTTGCTTTTGAATTATATATTGTGTAATTTGATAAATCAGAATTTGGGCTAGCTAAATTGTTGTTAGTAAACGAATAACATTCGCCACCATCTGATAATACAATTGTATCATCAATAGGGTTTGCACTAGAAACATTAACAAACGTCCCAGCCGGCTCATTACAAGTTACAAATCTAGCATAATAAGTTACCGCTGCTGATCCCGTATCTATAATAGCACTATTAGCACAAGCAACCTGCGCATTCGCATTTGTATATGCTGGATTGCTATCTGAAAATGTAAATGAAATTGCAACAGTACCTTGTCCTGTAGCAGCAGTTGTTGGGCTATAGCTATGCACTGTTGTTGTGCTCCTTGTAGGTGTTACTGAAATTGCTTGAGTTCCTGAATTATAACTAACATTTACCCAATCGCTATGTGTGTTACACGTATAAGTTCCCAGAGGGCAAGTTGTTAATGAAGAAGCTGAAACACCCTGCGAGTATTCCGTGTAATCAGTACTCCCAACATCTAAATCAAACACTCTAAAAGTAATTCCGCCAGATCCTGTTTCAACTATTTGATTTAATTGAAATGTTACAGAGTCATTTGTTGCTTGCGTTCTATAAAGAACTCCATCGTCACATTTTTCAATACCGTAATATCTAGGAGCAGATGAGCCGCCACCTGTTAAATCAGGGCAGCCTGTTAATCCTGTAGCAGAATAGCTCACTAAACCACCTGTTGTGGAGTTATTGTTAATTACTATATAATATATACCCGTACTGTCATCTTTTATTCTATCATTTGTACTTAAGCTATTATCTTGAGCTGTGGTATTGTTTGTTCTGTAACCTTCACTTAATGTTCCACATTGTCTTAGTCCATAATAAAAATCAGGAGGAGGTGGAGCAGTTACTCCATTACAATCATCACAATTGCTGAAAGGTTGCATTGAATTATTTTGTCCTATTGCAGTGGCTGTTGCGTCTATTTGGCTGCCTGTGTATTCAGTTATAGTATAACATCCGTTCCCATCTTGTAACGAGCTAGTGCTAATTGCTGTAAGGTCGTAAACGTTTCCATAAGATAATGATGTTGCTCCACTTATTCTAACATATCTAGCGGTTGAGCCACCACATTTTACAGCTTGCACTATTAGTGTAAATGGGTTTTGCCATCTAATTGTAATAGTTTTTACAACATCTGGTCTACCATCATTAAATGAAGCTGTACATCCATATAATACGTCTTGAGTACCGTTTGGTCCTAATGTTGGTCTAGATGAATCAGTATTAAATGTTTGAGAATTATCACCTGCAGGAACGTTATTAACTCTCCAAGCATATTGGTTTATAGCTGGATCTTCTTCGTTTGCTTGATTCACAAATCTTAAACTAACTGTGCTAGTAATATTTTTTGGGCCAATAATCCCATTTGAATCTCCTTCGTCTCCTGCTGTTGTTTCAATATTGTAAGAAGTACATGCAAACCAATTACCCTGCACTACTCCAACTCCATTAACCTGCGCATAATACTTAATACTGTTATATGTTGCTATAAATGTTCCTTCTCCTGGAAATCCACTAAGACTTCCTGCAGCAGTTTTATACAATCTAGTTACTCCATTTAAAACGAAACTATCTGTGAATAAATCTACTTGCCCAGCTGTAGTTGTACATGCATCACTGTGATTTATTGACTGACTAGGTAATCTATTAAAGGTAAAAGAAGGTCTATCAGTCCAATTTATACTCCAATTATTTGGATCAGCTGTAGGCGTAATAGCTGCACCACTAACAGAATTAGTTCCACTAACTCTACAATTATAATAATACGTTGCGTTAGTACCTGCTACTTCGGTTCTTTTTAATTCTCGTCCTGTTTGTCCTGCTATAATATTATTATTTGTTGGATGATCAACGACAGGGGCACTACCCGAAGGTGCTGTTGTTTTCCTGTACCATTGGAATGATGGTGATGATATGTTCGTAGTATTAGCCCTTAAAGTTACTTCCTCTGTGTTGTAAGCGGCTACCCCACCCCCTCTACCTCCCCCAGCATGCACCACATCTACAGCTACGTCCCCTAAAAACTGCACACTATGGTCATCTGTGTATGTAACACCATTATAAGTTGCAGAAACTGTATAAACATAAATTCCAGGGGCGTCTTCATGAAATGTTTTTGAAGTTCCTGTTTGCCCGTCTATAGCACTACCTCCCCATGTATATGTTGGTGTTCCTGGTATACAGGTGTCAGATGCTGTTAAAGTTATATCTGTTCCCGCTTGCCCTTGAGCAGGTCCTGAAATTAAAATTGATGTTGCTACATTTGTATTTACAGCTATTGTACAATTATTTATTGTTGTCCCTGAGTTGCTATACGCGCTACTATTACTATCCACAAAACTAAACCCAACATTCTGTATTCCGCTGTTTGTGGTTAAAGTAGTAGGCGTTACATTAGATAAAGTAGTAGTACTATCTACAGCTGTTAATACTACAGCACCAGTTTCACAATTAAACGCCGCTGTTGCCCAAACTTTAGTATTACAGTCATAAGCTATTCCGGTTGCTAACGGGGTTTGTATTGTTTTTATTGTACCATTGCAATTACCACTTGAACAAGTAGCGGTTATAGTTACATCATTATTAGCGGTAATAGTTATTCCTGCTGCTAGAGCACTTTTTGTAGTAGTGTCTGGGGAAACTGACCCAGCGCTTGCTGTAAGTGAAATAGTATCTGTATTAATAAAATCCGCTCCGAATGTTCCTGTTAAAGTAAATGTTGCCATATAATATTAGCTTATTCCTAAATTAAAACTACAGTTAGCTACTGTAGTTGTATTAGCTGTATTTGTTAAAACGTCACTAAATTCGCTTGTATCTGCTACAAAAGCAACATAATATGTTGTGTTGGAAGTCAATCCTGTAGCTGTGTATGACGGTGTAAAAGTTGCATTAGTACTCGTTTGTATTGTATATAAGGTATTAGAAGTGGCTGTTGAATTTGTACCAAAATAAATTTTATAAGTAACCGATAGCCCAGATTCGTTTTTAAATGCTGCTTGAGCCGTTAAAGAAGTTTGAGTAACATTACTAAATGTTGGTTGAGCTGTAACTTCTGGTGGTAAATCATCTGCGGTATAACTATTTAATTGCCCTAATCCTTGTATTGAAAATTCTTTTGAATCTAAATCACTCAGCGTTGTATCAACCCCTGACGTATTTGCAAACCATTTTCCTTCTTTATCTTTAAATTCAATAATTTTACCAGATTGCAAATCAGTTTCTATGGTATCTACTTGCCAGCCTTTTTTACTACCTATTTTAGCTTGACTGCCTTCATAATATATTGTTTTAAAATTCTTAACAGTAGAAGGCTCATCATTCATTATTATTTGAATTCCTGAACTGTACTGAACATCATAAAATAAATTTCTTACCACCCCTGGGTGATGATGCTTGTATAAGTTACCTGAGTTAAAACTATAAAGCTCCCCGTTTATAGACAGTCCTGCTTTTATTACAAATCCTAATCTTGAAACCCATCCATCAACATCTTCTTTAAACGATATACTTTCTATTTTATCAACGTCAGCATTGTCAAAAGATATTATATATTGATCTGAATATGCGTCAAAAGTACCGACTATAGGCAAAGCCTGAGCATTTAATAAAGATCTAAAATAAGATTTCATACCTTTATTTGATATTACTGTTAGCCCATCATTTGATAATCTTAATATTGCGTTTCTTGATTTATCTGAAAAATAAATTCTACTTCCATTTGTTGCAAAAGATTCAGGGTCTTTTGAAATACCATATTCTCCGCCATAAGGCACAGCTTGCCCTAATACATTATTAGTTGAAACTAAATTAACATTGCCATCTGCGTTGAACAAAGCATCTTTATTCGCTAATACCCTTAACACTTTATCTTCACAGAATGCTATTAAATCTGTATTTCTTGCGTGCAGTTTTTGTATTGAGCCATACTCTGTATTTAATTCTTTAGTTATTTTTTCTGCAGTATTAAACTCATTTAAGTTATTAACATCGTTTCTTGAATTATATAATCCAGAATATATTAAACCTGATTTATTTGTTTTTTCCCTAAACGGGCTATCTATAGTAGTCGATGCTTTAACTTGTGCGCTTACAAAATCTTCATTAAAATCATCTTTAATTCTATTTGCTTCTACACCATCCCCAAAATCAAAAGCATTATACCAGCTTAAACTTTTAACTGAATTGTATTGTGAAATAGGAAATGAATCACTTATTTCGTAATATATATCTAATATATTTTCATCAGGCACCGTTTCAAATATAGCGGGCCCAGAACCTGTTCCACTAGGTGCTTGTACTGAGGTGTAACATATAAAAAATTTATCAGGGTAGTCTGTATTTGTATTTTTAAAATATATTACATCTAAGACACCTGTGCTATCTTGAAAATTTGTTGAATTTATAACAGCCCAATCGCTTGATTGTGAATTATCACACGTTGGCCTTTGGTTAAAAGTATGGCTTGATCCTAAAAAATTATTTGTTATAGTATAATTTACAGAAACCGAGTCTTCTACCTCTATTATTTTACCATCTTTAAAATAATATCTATATCTTTTTTGTAATGTTGAACTATCCGCTACAGCATATTGCCCTAAATATAATGCGTTAGTAGGCTCCGTGTATATGGGCCCAACCCAGTTAGAACTTAAACTATTTATTTCTGAATTACCCGAAATACCACCACCTTGTGATATAGTTTCTTCTGTAAGATTATCATCTTTTTTTACTTTAATAAAAAACCTACCATCTGTAGAAACAGATCCTGGATCGTTAATTGTAGTTGGAACACTGTCGGATATATCAAGTATTTTGTATTTTGATATAGTTGGCACTAATCCACCATTTGCCGCTTTTTTTAAAGCAATAGTATCATTTTCTTGTACTTTATTTACTTCGTAACTAGGTACAGAAATCCAAGCATGAGATGTATTTTGATTATCATCGTATACGTTTTCAGCAACAAAATTATAATACTCAGCCGCAGAATCTTTTGCGTAAAATTTAAAATGCTTTATTCTTCCACCTCCAGATGGAGCTGTATTTAACATTTTTATATTTAACTGCTTTGGGGCATTACCTGCAAAAGCTCTTTTTATTAAACCAGTATCATTACTAATAACTGGTGATTGTCTACCATATTCATCTTCAAAAGCAATACCTAACTGATACGATCTACCGGATTTAATTGTTCTCCTATCTGTATTATTATTTTTAGGGTCTGAGCCATCTACATCAAGTATCTTGTCTCTTGTTACAAATTCAGTCTTACTGCTGCCTTGATTGAAATCAGGGCTGTAATCATTTAATTCTATTCCATCTATATAATTACCAAATACTAATCTATTACCTACAGTTTCTAAAGACTTTGCTTTATACGGCACATTGTCGTATTGTCTAAACAATTGTTTTTCTGGTATTATAGAATAAACACTCTCTTTAGTTATATTTACTGTAATTGCTGAAGAAACACTTGTTATAGTTTTATATATATAAATATTAGAATTATTAGACTCTTTATATATTATATCAATAGAATCTAAATTAGAAGGTGTTATATCGAAACCAGTTAATTTTATTTGAGATATATAGTTTAACATTCTGTTGTTAAATCCTTCATCTAAATCATAACCCTTAGCTATATCTGGATCAAAAACAGGATCTGTAAAAGGTGAAATAACAGAATATTGACCATTTTTAAATCTCCATCTATACGCAAACCTTACAAATTTATCTTCAAATAAAGATTTATCAGATGGAGCTGATGTGTGTTTTGTTATAGCAACAGTTGGTGCGGTTATTGGTTTTTTCTTTATAACAGTTATATCCGCTTCTGTAATATCTACGCCTGTTGCCCTTTCTGTTGTTTGTGTATAATCAGAATTTTTATATGTGTCATATGTTACAAAATCATCAATATCTATTATTTTAGGTTCGGATCCTACAGCACCATCGGTATTATCATAACCATCTGTCCAAGCTAAATTTTTATCAATTATAACTATACCTGTAATTTCATAATCTGGAAAATTTAATATAGCTCCTGTTAAATCAATAACAACTGGTTTAGTTATATCAGTTGTTGTGTTGTATTCAATAATACCTTGTTTTGCTGATCCTTTTATAAACCAGTAAAATTTATTGTTCTCTTCATCAGCAATTTTACCTACACATTTAGCATTAGCGCCAAACAAAGCGGTTGTAGATAAATCTTTTAATAATTTATTACCACGTATATTTTGAGCTGTACCTGCATCACTGTCTTCTGTAGAAGAAACTTGTATATTTAAAGCATCTCTATATTCACCATCAGGCATAAGTCTCTCATCGAGGTCTTTATTCATTCTTCCACGTAGGAAAGTCTTTTTTATTTCTGGCATGTATTAATGTTTAATCTGCTTAGACTTGCCTCTCATTACCTGAGTAAGCTCTTTTAATTTAAGGTTAGATAATCTTAGCTTAGCATTACGCATCGCTGCTCTTCTATCTCTTCTAAATCTATTTACTATGTATTCTGGAATGTTTGCTTTTGCAGATAATACTGCATGAGCTATGTATTTATATATTGCTTCTTCTGCAAGTTTATGTATTTGCATTTCATTATCAGTACCAAGCCCATCTGAAACATATTTTAATGTTATGACTTTTCCTGCTAAATTACTACTGAATCCAAACTGACCGTTTGCTTCATCTATTATAAATACACCGTTTATTTGTGTAGTTTCTGGGTCTATACCAAATCTTTTACCTTCACCAAGCATTGCATTTCTATCATTGTCTGAATAAAAGTAATCGGCATTTAATTCTGTAGTTGGTACATTTTTAAATTTTTCTGTAGTTAAGGATGTAGCTGTTAATAATGTTTCGTCATTATCATATAAGTATTCAGCTGTATCATCTTGCAGTATTGCTTGTGATGGTCTTGAAGTTATCTTTGAAGGATATATTACTCTTTCTAATCCATCTCCGTCTATCCATGCTAATTGTGTATAATTAACATAATCCTGTGGCATTGGTATTGTAAGTGATGCTCCTACTTCTATTTCTTGTATTTTTTCAACTCTTGACACATCATAGCTAAACTCTTGTATTGCTCTTTTAGTATGAAACAATACATCAAGTTTTCTTGCATTATCAATGATCTTACCATCTCCTACATATGAAACCATAAAGTTGTTTACAATATCATTTAAAGCAATATATCTGTAGCTACCATGCTTTATGTTTTTTAACTTAACTTGTATTGCTGTTCCATTAGCTGGTGCTGTCGTAAATGTTATTACACCTGTATTAGCTACATAGGTATATTGATCATCATCAATTTCATTTCCTGCTTGATATACTATAAAATCATTTTCTATAGCTGGTTTTGGGTCAAATGTAACAGTAAAATTTTTGTTAGAACCGTCACCAGTAAAATTATTAGCTACTGTGTAGTATTCTTTAGCTGTTTGTGTTATTAGTCCCATTTATTAAGATTTTTCTTGTGTTATTTTTTTTGTTTCTTTTGCATCTGCTAATTGAGCTATATTTGGATCTTTAATACTTACCCCTGCATATAACAATATTTTTAATACAAGATTTGTTTCTTCTGAATCATGAAGTTCATAATTTTGTGAAGTTCCTGGATTGTATAAAGCGTTACCATTTACATTAGTGTAACCCCATACTGCTGTAATTGGTTTTCTTACATAAGTACATGAAGCATTACTAGTTATAGTTGATGGGAATATTTTAACACTCCAATCTCCAAATGAGTTATCAATGCTCTGTAAATATACAGGATTATCAATTGTAGGGGATGTGAGTTTAGATAATTGATATTCTAATAAGTTTTTCTTATCAATTTCTTCAACAGGAGTTGTGTCATTATATATTAATGTTCCTATTTTATGCAAGTCTGTTGGTAAATTAAATCTATCAGTTGAATATGTTAATGTTGCTGATTTTTTAAATTTACTTAACTTTTCATTTATTAACTTTGGTAAGTTAGAATACTCTGTGTCATTTTTAGCTGCTCTGCTGTATTGATTTAAATCAAAAAAATACTGCTCGAATATTTCAAGCTGTGCTTGATTCGCAAACAAATTATATTCTTGGGGAGTTACATACCCACGGTTTTCTTTATTAAGAATAGCTAATACTCTTTGGTATACTGTATCTACGCTAACTGCCATATTTTTTATTTATTATAATAATAGCCACCATTACAGTGGCTATCACTATAATGAGACTTTATTTTAGTCTTTTTTCAATTGATTTATAAACTTCTAAGCCTTCATCTGTTTTCAAGAAAGCTGTAAAAGCGGAATAAGGATGTTCATCAAATGGAACTGTCATAATTTTCTTATCAGTTTTTGCCCACTTAAATGTTCTTTGATCTTCAGATAATCTTAATATTCCAAGTTCAGAGGCTTTTAAAGCCATGTTCCTAATATTAATATCATCGTCGTTAGCTAGTTCTAAGAAGAGTTGTGGCTCATTCTTAGCAAATAGTAATAGATCTCTTTTAATCTCCTTAGAAGTCATCTTAGATACCTCAGATCCAACCTCAGACCTTATAACAGCTTCTGCTTGATCAATATCCATTGATTTTGCCGCCATTAAAGCTTCTATTTCTAATTCAAGTATATCTAAATCATCTTCTGCTTCCTGTTCTGCATCAAATTCTGCAAATATTTTACCGTTTTGAGGGTGAAATAATGACATTAATTTTTGCAAAGTTTGTTTTTCTTTTGGTACATTTAATATACCATCTTCAAAAACTATATGACCAAGTCTTGCATCGCCTTTAAATTCATCTACGAAACAAGTTTTTTGGTTTACCGTGTATTTTAGTTCTCTTTCAAAGCCTTTTTCTTTGTCAAACCAAAATATACTTTTACTTTTAATTGTGTATGTAAGTGGTGATTTTCCACTTATAAGATAGTATGTTCTATCTTTGATCTCCCATTTAGGGGCTGTTGTTACTTTTGTTGCCATAATATAATAAGATTAAATAATAAAAAAATATAAGAATCCCCGGCCGAAGCCAGGGAAATCTCATATTAAATAAGGATTAGTTTAATAACATAAAGTTATTAGCACCTTGTACTACTAAACATCTTTCAGATAAATAGTGTACCTCCATTGCGTCTAGATCAGAAGTAGTCGCACCACCTACAGAACCTGTAGTCCAAGATTTCATCTTTCTATCATCAGCTTCAGAAGCTCTATATCTGACGTGAAGGAATGGTCTTTTGATGTTCTTACCTAATGTTTGATCGTAAACTGTTGATGTTCCAGCAGGTACCACTACACCTCTAATGTTAGTGAATGCACCACCTGTTGTAATATCATTTAAGTATTTCCAGTCTGTTTTGTAGAAGTCATAAGAACCTCTTCTGAAACCAGAGAAACCTAAATTAAGTGCCATATCTTCGCTGTTTGAGAAAACACCGTAAGATGTACCACCTGTACCATAAGAATTTTGAGCCGCTAGCATATCGTCAATGTTTAATGCAACATCTCTGTTTACAAATAACATGTTTTCTTCAATTGCACCTTGCGTATCTAATTTCTTAAGAATCTCATCGAAGTCAGCTAAATCTTCAGCTGCTGTGTTTCCATCAACACCTGCAGTTACGTGACCTCTATCTTCGATTGCTGCGAATAAACCTTCAGTACCACCTATTCCAGTAACACCAGCTGCACCTGAGTTTGCAACTGCTAATTCACCTTCTACCATAGACATTTCTAAGTAATCCTCGAATCTAGTTCTTGTATCACCTTCTGCCTTTAGGTACCATAAGTAACCTGATTGTCCGTTTTCGCCTGTAATTTCAACCCAACCTACTTGAGAAGCATCAGATCCTGAAATCTCATACTTATCTTTTAAGATGATTGGTTTGTTTGTAAATGACTTGAAAGATGGCGTTACTGCACCTGTCATACCGTTCGTAGCTTTTGCAAATTCAGAACCAATAACAAATACTGTTATTACCTCATTAGCTGTAAATGCTGGAGCTGTACTAAATAATGCTTTATCGTATCTTTTAAGCGTAAAAGTAGTGTTGTCTGCTGCGATTGCTGACACGTATGCGTTAGCAACTTTACCAGATGTAACACCCTTTATTTTTACTGTTTGCCCTACTCTTATTGCGTGAGTTGCACCTGAAGCATTAATGTTACTTACAACACCTGATGTTGTGTTTAATGCACCTGTGTACGTTAAGTGTAGTCTACCTTGCTCAGACCAAATGATTTGATCAGAAGTCATAGGCATTTCTGCACCTACCATTCGTAAGAAGCTAGCGATAGATCTGTCTCCATATCTTTCAACTTCTGCTTCGTATAAATCTGGTAAGTACTGCTGTGACCAATCGTTAGCACCACCTGTAAATGATAGGTAGTTTGTTGCTAGCGTTTGTTTAACTGGAGCTGGTACCGCGTTTAAATTGGTACCACCCGTTGGAGTTATTACTGCCATTTTTATTTATTTTTTTAAAGTTATTTTCTAAGTTTAATTTTTAACTTTGAACTATCATCCCCAGAAATTGCTCTTATTTTTACTCCCCCAGTTTCAACTGTGCCAGTTTTACGCGGATCCATATTTATATTTTTTGAATCTGCATTTAACTGTTTTATAGCATCAGCTTTACCTTGTTCGTAAAAATGATTTGCAACTGCATCTGCATTGTCTGCAACGAAGAGTGCTTTATGATAACCTTTAGCGTCTTGTAACATATTATCTTTATTGATATACTTATCTAATACGTTTAATATATTTGCTTGCTTATCTAAAACTTTTTGTTTATCATTAACATTGTATCTATACTTTTTGTCTCCCACTTCAAATTCAAAACCTTTGAAATTGTCATTGAAAACTTTTTTAGATTCATTATTAAAATGATTCACTTGCTCATCTTGTAGCTTTGCTTGTTCTGATTGTTCAGAGTTGTAAGTATTGAAAAACTCAATTGCTTTTTGTTGATCATCGGTTAACTTAGAACCCAACTTGACTTCTTTGTAATATTGGTCCTTTAATCCTTCTAAATAGCTTTTGGCTTTTGCAATTTCTTCTTTATAAGCGAGTTTTTTACGCTTAATATCTCTTTGTTCATCAACTTCCTCATCAACTGAAAAATTATCATCAATTAAAAAATCAATTTCATCTTTAGTAAGATGTGATTTAGTTTGATTATAATATTGATACAACAAAGTAGATTCATCGATGTTAGAATAATCTTGATTAATTTTTACATAATCTTCTAACGTTCCACCAGTCTCATTTATAAAGTCTACAACTTTTTGAATGTTTTCTGGTAATTCTATTCCTGTGTCTTGTGAGGTTTGTACAGCTTCTTCTACTTTGTCTTGTAAATCCTGTACTTCCTCTTTAGGTTCCTCTTTTGTTTCTTCTTCAATTACCTCTTCTAAGGTTAATTGAGTTTCTTCTTGAACCTCTTCAGTAACCTTTTCTTCTTGAACAGGTTCTGTTTCTTGTTCTACCGGTTTGCTTAAATCAACTTTATACATACCGTCTTCGGTTTTACCCGTGTCTTGTCCTGCTGCTTCAAGTACTTTTTCTTCCTTTTCTGCAGCAGTTGGTGTTTCGTCAACTACGACGTCTTTGTTTTCTTCCATGATAAAATATTATAAAAATGTGTTTGCAGTTTTTATTTAGGCTCAAACTGCTCTAAGCCAAATCCTCCCAAGTTATCAAATCCTGCTGATTCAAACTTTTTTGGTGGTTTATTGTTTTTCCTTTGATCTATTAATTCAGATTGTTGTGAAGCTTGTATTTTTGTTCTTTCATCTTTCCTATCTTCTTTAAACTTCTCTTTATCTTTAATTACATTTAAATCAGCGTCTTTAAGTTGCATATTCATTTCAAACTCTTTTTGCATCAGCATCATTTTAATTTCAGCTTCTCTTTCTAGTTTTTGAGCATCTAACTGCGCTTCAACCTGTGCTAACTGAGCTTTACTTTGAGTTATTGCTTGTTGCTTTTGAATATCAGCTTGAGCAGCTGCCTGTGCTGCTTGCGCATTAGATTGCGTCTGCATTTGAATATTTTCTTGCTGGAGCTGTCTGTCTTTATCAAACTTTTGTTTTCTTCTTAATTTTAATAATTGATTAGCTAGTTTTAAATTTCTTATTTCTCTAATATCAATTGCGTCTTCTAAATTAATTTGTTCTTTTTGAAGAGACACTTGTATATTGTTTTCAAGTAATTGTTTTTCTTCTTCATCAGGTGTTAATTCTAAGAAAATTCCAAAATCATGAAGTTGCAATTTTTTAACTTCTTCTAAAGCTCCTACATTCGATCTGCCTATAGCTTGTATAAAAGATTTTCGTGTTGGACTAAATTCTAATACATCTGATATTCTAAGTGATATTGCTTCAGCTGTTTTTAACGTAAGATATAATCCACCTTGTAATATATGCCTTGTTGCTGTATTTGAATTTGCAGCAGCAATTTTTTGCAATCCTACTAAAGCATTTTTATCTGGTGTTGAACCATCTCTTGCTTCGTTTAATCCAGTCACATCTCTTATCATTTGTAAATAATAATTATATGAATTAATTAAACTTGATATTTTAGCGTTAGACCCTGATGATTGTAATTCTTGTACAGGAACTTTCCCATTGTTAAATTCACCGTCTTGTGTCATTGATCTACCAATAACAGAACCTGTTTGGAAATACATATTTAATGCCTCTTGCGCATTATAATTAGTTCCATTACCTAAATCTATTTCTGCAATACCATCTGCATCTAAGTAAACACCATCAGGAACCATTCTTGATAATACCTGTTGTAACTTTAAATGTGTTAATTGAATCATATCTGCAAACGTTGTCATTCTGCTTACAAGAGATTCAACTCTACCTTTATATATTCTTGGTGCTACAATATTATAACTAAACTGAGCTTTAACTGTATCTGACTTTGGTCTTGTCATATTTTCAGCTAATTGCCATTTTAATAATTTATTAGTACCAACTATTTTAGCACCTTCATAAATTACCTCTATTGTTCTTGATTCTTTAGTAAATCTACTTCTGGAATCTTTTGGGGGATTAAAGCTATCATCTTTTTTAATAGCTTTTGACGCCCCAGATGAAGTTTCTTTTATCTTATGTACTTGGTCTTTGTATGTTTTATATTCAAAATACAATACATATACATGAGAATTATCTTCACTATCGTTTCCTGCATATGATTTATTATATAGCTTAGCATTTGTTCCTTGTCCTTCAACATCTCTTCTTATATCTTCATCTGTTAATTCAGGATATTGCTTTTTTAAATCAACTACAGATACCTTTCTAATTTCCCCTACGTAATATATATCATCGAAATGTGGTGACTCTGTATATGAATAAACTAAATCAGCTGGATCTACATACTTTATATTAATCCCCTCTGATGTTGTATATTCGTTTTTAACAGCTCCCATACCAATAACAGCTATATCATAATCTAATCTTTTCTTTATTAATTCGTATTTATTATGATCAAATACATTATTAATAGCTTCTTCTTCCGCTATTTCAACAGAATCTTTATAATCAAGCTGCATGTGAAGTTCTAACTCCTCTTCGCTTTCAGGTAATGTCTCTGGGTCATTTTCGTATATATTTATACCCAATTCATTATAAACTGAATCCGAAAAATTAACAGTCCTCATGTCTTTTAATAAAGACTCCACATAATCTGTTCTTTTTTGAACTGAAGCTGGATCTTGTGAATATGCTTTTACATCATATGTTCTTTCTGCAATACCATTTACTACAATATCTACAAACTTAGGTATAATAGGAACAGGTTTCCAATCTATGTTTAAATATGATAAATCACCATTAATAGATAATTCGTCTTTATATTTCTGTATTGACTGTTCACCTCTAGCGTATAATCTTAAACGGTGAAAATTGTCTCTATTAGCGTAGTACCTAGCTGTACCAGAATCTCTTTTAAACCATTCTGATTCAACTGCTCTTGCAATCTCTAAACCATATTTTTCACTTGCTTTCTCAGCATTTGAAACTGCTTGGCTTGGGAATACACCTTTTGGTAATATATTCATCTATTTTATTATTTTTGAAATACTTCCTTTGTTATTATATTTTTTAAATCCAAAATCTAAAACCTTTGTTTGTTTTAATTGCTTTGGTTGATACAAATGCCTGTTGCAAGCCATAACGGCAAGACCGGAACTTATTGCGGCATCATGTTTTGTTCTATTGTTTATGTTAAATTTAGACCAATCGTTTAACGTTGCATTGAAATATATATTACCGTAATCTCCATTTTCCTGTAATCCCACATATTTATCTATATATGATTCAATTGCTGCAGCGTGAATTTGTTTCATATCTTCAGATGAGTTAGGTATACCGCCTATTTCTTTTTCAGCTGTTGATAATTTATTTATTGTTTTATCTGGACGATTCATAGAATAACCCCTATATCCTCTTCTTTTTAAATAATACAATAATCTCGGTTTGTTGTTCTCCGCTAGTATTGGCATTCCATAAAATACTAATGCCATAAGTACATCTTCAAAAAACATCTCAGCGGTTTGAGGCCTAGCTATATATTCTAAAAAGAATGAATTAGCGGGTGCATCTTCCATACTAAATACTGTTAATCCGTGTAATGCTCCTTTAGATCCTCTACCATCTGTTGTACCTGATATATCATATGAGTCACAACCAAAAGCTCCTATATGTTCATTACCTGGATGCTTGCGCCCATTTTTTAGTATTACGCGGTTTTGAAGATTATAACTAGGAACCCAAGATATATTAAATCTTCCTTTTGGATCTGGCGTGAATATTACTCTTGAATCTTTAATACCATTTTCCCATTGGAAGTTACCTTTAGATACAGCTCCAGATGCCATTGTCCCATCATTGTAATCTATTTGTTCGTATATCTTTTGTAAATTAAATATACTATTCTTTGTTTCATCTTTAAACGCATGTTCTTCTGTTCTTGGGAATTGTCTGTAAAATTCATTTAATCCATCTGAATCATCTCTTAATCCATCTGCTTCATTTTCCCAATGCTCTACTACTCCAACATCGATTTTATCACCGTGGGGTCCTTCGACAGGAGTTCCGGGCGTATCGAATACAGGTAATCCAAAAGAATCAATGAATCCCTCGTAGTTCCATTCCATAGGTATGAACAAACTATAGAGTCCACTGCTAGTCTGTCCATTGCGGTTTCTTTTTGTAACGTCTGAGTCATTGTATAATTTTTTAAAGTTATCTCCACCTTTATCTAAAGCGTTTGATGTTGAACCCATCATACACTTTCCTATTATCCTACTTCCTAATCTCAGCGTTGTTTTTGTAACACGCCAATTGTTTAATATATTATCTGGTCTTTCCCATTTACCAGATTCATCGTGAACAAGTAATCTTAACTTTTCACCATCATAAGAGTTATCTCCTGTATTCTTCCAGTCTATCGTTGTATCGAGCCCGTCGAGGTCTTTCCTCCCGCTGGCGCTGGTTGTACTGGTGATGGACTTCCTTGTGAGTTTGGATGCTGGGACACGGTAGGCAAGCTCTGTCTTGGGACGGTCCATCCCGTCTTGTATTGGCTTAAAGAAGAATGGATAGTGTGATGAAATTGGTACGACCTTGTCGGTAAACATCTTCTTTGCATCGCTACCAGTCTTCGATAAGATTCCGAATCTAGCATCTGAAGTGAGTGTAGCTTGATTAACTGTCTCGCTGCTTGACATGAAACTAAACCCAGACCGTCTATTCTTAAGGTAGCATATTCCATAACATCTTTGATCTGCCTTGCATGCCTCCCAGAATATGAAGAATAATCTGTTTGCTTCTCGAAAGTCTGGCTTCCCAACATCAATCTTGGACCACTGCAAGTAATTGTAGTGAGAGCCAGTGATATAAGTATCAACGCCTTTATTGCGGAACCAATATCCCTCTTCTCTCCTAGTAAATTCTTTATCAATGTACCCATACCAATCTTTTTTAAATTCTTCTGGATATGTTTGCCAGTCAAATATTGTTCTTATGTTTTTTAATTCTTTAGGGTAATCTGTCGCAACCCACTTATCGTGTTTGCTATACACATCTTCTGCAGGTGGTAAAGCAATCTTAAGATTTTGTATTTCATATATATCACCAATCTTACCTGTTTTACTTATAACAATTACATCATGTTCTTTGTTATATCCATATTCCCAGTATTTCTTTTTATTCAGTCTATGTATCGTTGTACGCTTAATAGGTTCAATGATTTTATATAATGTTTGCTTATATGACATTATTTAGACCTTTTTTCTGCAAAACCACTAAAAGCTTTTTCTTTATCCTGTGGTTTGTTTTCTAGCATTGCTTTTTCAGATTCAATCCTATTTAATATTTCAAAAGCATCAAAGATAGCTAACTTTTTAGTTGCTGCCGCGTTCTTTAATCTATCTGCTGCTAACTCATCTGCTGCATCTTCTACTATGATTTCTTCTTCAGCGACTTTGATTAACTCTTGTACAGCTTTATAACCAGCTCGTATTATAGAGTTTTTCTGTTCCTTTGTGTTCATACTTTATTGAAATATCATTTAATTTTATTCTATACAATCTTTTATCACCTACTATAAATTCAAATTCAGAGTATGGTGTAAATCCAACAAGCTCTCCTTTTTTTACAATATCAGAGCCGTCTGTATAAACCACAATACCTTTTAAAGGTTCTTCTTTGTTTTCCCATTTATCTTCTGATTGTATGGGATTTACAAAACAGTAACCTGGCATTGCTACCCAGTCTTCATTTCTTTTGTACATGTACACTTGATCTAAATAACAAAAGTACATATCTTCTTTGAAATAATTACCACTATTTTTTTCAACCCCTCTAACATCGTAGTACCTTCTAAATATATTATGATGTACCATTACTTCATCGGACTCTCGTAGAGGCGTTTTAAACGCACCTGGGAGCGCTTTTACTATAGCTTCTTTACTTACATACCTATGGTCGCTAATCGACGTGTTTAGGATTAAGTTTTTATCAGATACTTTTTTAGTGTTTTTGTAGCGGTTTTCTTTGGGTTGTATTATTAAAGCGTATGGATTATTCATAATCTAAATTATACTCAATACTTATTCCCATGTTTTTATTAAAAGATTTCCAAAGCAACACTTCTTTATCCTTTTCTATATATATTTGGTAATCGTGATCTTTCTCAAGTATATTCGTTATAATGTGGTTTCCATAAACCGCTTGTCCTATTTGATAGTGCATTGCATTATCTTTATAGTCTCTTCCTACACTAATCTTCCTTATTAGTTTCATTTGATTCAATTTTATCTATCTCACCTGTTTCAATATTTATGTTGATTTTACCATAAGTATTTTCAAGGTCAGACTTCATTGTATTTAATTGCATTTCTAATTGTGAGAAATTATGGGCTAGCTTGTGTCCATTGACTGTGTTTAACCCTATTTCATTTTGAGTTGTAGCAACTCTTTCTATTAAAGATTTTAAATCTTTGTGCTCTTTTTCTGTTAATTTCATAAACTATTGAATTTGATTAAATTATATTATTATGTATATTACACGCTTTTAGTTTATTTTGAATGCCATGTATATATAAGTTTGTGCGTTTTGATTAACCGCTGCACTTGAACCTAAACTAAACCCATCGCTACCGAATGCTGTTAAAGAATCACTTGCAGTAGATTCAGTACTATCTGTATCCGGGAATAATCTTTTATTTACACCTCTTACGCTATCAAACAATCTCCAGGATTCTGCAGCTGATGTTTCTTTAATTAAAACCCAATCCGGTTGAAATCCAAGCCCTGTAATACTCTGTGTACTTCCATTACCAGTATAACTTCCAATCTTACTATAACCACTTACTGAATGGAAACAATAAGCAATGTAATCACCACCACTTGCATTTGAACCGCCACTATCACCGACTCCAATAGTTGTAGCAGATGGTACATTTCCACCCCATAAATTTGTAGCACTTCCTGCAGTTACTTTTGCAGCACTGCTGTTTAAAACCATATAATCAGATGCACTTCCTGTAATACTCATAACAGGTGTAGCCCAAACATACCAATCAGAAGATGAATCAGTTCTTTTTACAAATACCATTTCCGGTGCTGCTGAAAGCCCGTGAGGTATTTTTGCAGTTGTAGCACCATCACCTTTATACTTAACAATACTAAATCCTGCATTAGCATTTGCACTAACTATTGATTCTATTGATGTATTTTCATCTGTTCCAATATCAAGTGTATTGTTTTGTGAAGTAGTTTCATTATATAAATTAGTTACACTTGCTGCATCAAGTTCTCCATTATAGATTCTTACTTGGTCTAACTCACCACTATACCAATATGAGTTACTTGGTCTATTTCCTATAGCTATATTTGAAATTGTTTTTATAGTTCCATTATAATCTAAAGAACCTTTTAAATTACCATTTTCATATAATTTAATTTTACCATTTCCAAAAGTTGCTACGTGATGTTGCCACACTCCAGTTGTATAAGCATTTGTTACATCTAATTGAAAAGCAGTTTCACTTGTATTTTTAACACCAACTCTTAATCCTTGACTACCTGCTCCACCACCTGTGTGAATCATAAATACATCTGCTGCATTTGCTTCAAACAAAAAATCTATAGTAGTACCACTTGTGTTTGGTTTCCACCACCAAGATATACTACAAGCACTACCTGTTCCTAAATCAGATGTAGCTATAGGTAAAGTGATCGTAGAACTTGAACCATTAAATTCTGCTGATTTATTAAATTTACCACTTGCATTGTATGTAATATTAGATGTTGATGAGGCATTAAAATTGCCTGTTACATCATTTGTGTTATCTTCAAATTTATATATAGCAATAGCATCTATATCTGTTGTGGTTTGAGTTATCGTAGGCTCATTGTCATCAGCTTTCCAAGCCCAAGAAACCCAATTTCTACTACTTTGATTTCCATCATTGCCTGTACCAATAGTATAACTTGTATCATTGTACGACAATATTTGGTCAGTTGCTCCATATTGGGCAATCGTTGAATTAGGTCTAATAAAGTTTTTACCTCTAATTATATCCCCTATATTGTGGTCACCTGAATCTCTTGACTTCCACCAAACCATACCAGGCTTAAAACCTGTTCCAATATCTCTTTGTGTACCACTACCAGTATATGTTACCGCATTAAAGCTATCCGCTAGTGTTGGTGCCGTAGTATCTGGATCTGCTGCAAAAGCTATGTAAATATATTTATCCCCATCAGCATTTACATATCCTTCTGTTCCAGATGGTCTAAACCCATTGCTAAAAAAATCAAGTTGAGGTGCCGCATCTCCTGCACTTCCCGCCTCTGCACTTGTCTCATTAGCCATTAGATAAGAATATCTTGGATTTGTTGTGTTCCTTTTATTATCGTAAATCACCCAATTAGAAGTAGCATTATATCTTTTTACCATTATAAATGCCGGTTCAAATCCGGTTTCAATAATAGGTCCGTTAGCGTTTCCGTTCCCTGTGTATGAGCCAATCTTTGAAAAGCCATCGACTGAATGAAAACAGTATGCTATCTGTCCTGTGCCAAGACCAACATCTCTTAATGTAAACACAGATGATGTAGGACTTGTACTATCAAACCTTGTTGTGCTTGAAGATGCAGCATTTGTATTTAAAGCTAATTTGTTACCATTTCCAGTTACTGATGAATAAACCTGCCAATCTGCTGTTGAATCTAAACCTTTATTTAAAATTAATTCAGGTGCAGCTGAAAGACCGTGTCCTACTGTATTTATAGCACCAGTTCCGTCCCATTTTACTATTGAAAATCCTAATGTCGGATTCGCTTGAACTGTTGATGTAATTGTTCCAGCGGTATTACTAGATGTTGTTCCTCCATTTGCTTTAAAACACCAAGAAACATAGGTTTGTGAATTTTGGTTCATATCCCCCCAGGTTCCTATAGACCAACCATCATTATTGAACGATGTTAAGGAATTTGCTTGAGCAGCTTCGGAATGTGTGTCAGTTAAATAAAGTCTTTTGGTTACCCCTCTTGTAGAATCAAATACATTTATTTTTTCAGCGTAGCTTCTTGATTTTGTTAATACTAAATCTGGTTTAAATCCTAAACTTGTAAATGATCTAGCAGTAGCATTACCTGTATAAGTAACTATTCCAAAATGTTCTGAGGGAAGAGGAGGTGTTACAGTTATACTGTATGCTCTTGCAGTTGATTGATTTTCATTATCTGTGGCTGTAACGGTAAAGTTACTTGTTGTTGAAGCACTAACATCTGGTGCTGTGCCTGTAATTGCCCCCGTCGATGTATTTAAAGAAACCCCCGAAGGTAAAGCGCCTGATGTTACAGCGTAAGTTATTGCACCCCCATCTGGTTCTGTTGCCGCAGCTGAAACGTTTATTGTGGTGCCCGACTTAACACTCGCTAAGCTTCCTGCTGCGTTTGTAAATGCTGGTACACCATTATAAGATACATTTGTACTAGCACTTCCACCGTCTGTATTAGTTATTACTAAAGCTTGTGATCCTGCACTTTTAGCAGGTGTTGTAACTGTTAACTGTGTAGCACTGTTTCTCGTTATTGAAGATGGTGTTGTACCACCTATAGTTACAGTTACGTTAGGATTAAAACCTCCACCGTTTATAACTAAGCTTTGGCCTCCTGCTGGATCTAAAGCCGTATCATCTCCCGGGTAATCAAAAGAAGAAAATGTAGGGTTTATAATAACTTCTCCCCATTCCATTGTACCATCACCTTTTGATTTAAGTACATTACCATCACTTCCGTTGTCTCCTCCTACCATATGAAGGTTACCTGATTTTAATCTAGTTTGTGCCATTTATTAATTTATTTTAACTGTGTACATAAGTTCCACTTCCTGTATATTTTATTATTGTATGATTTCCATCTGTTGTAACTGTCGGTGAACCTGTTGTTGTTCCTGAATATTCAGATGTAAGTAACCTTAATATTACTACACCAGATCCTCCAGCTCCTGAATATCCACCATCATAAGTAGTTCCACCTCCACCACCTCCGGTATTTGCTGTACCAGACCCACCTGTATTAAGATTTCCAGCACCGTCACCTCCACCACCATTACCACCGGTACCTCTTGCACTATGATTCGTAAAAGATGAACCACCACCTCCACCAGCATAAGCTACTGAAGAACCTGTAATTTCAACTGCTAATCCTGCACCACCGTTTCCACCACCACTTCCTGAACCATTATTTCCAATAGCTGAAGCACCACCACCTCCAGCACCACCATAGTCTGGTGCGTTTTGTCCTCCTCCATCTCCTCCATTGTAACCTTGATTTGCAGTTCCAACACCTTTAGAAGAGGCTGAACCACCACCACCACCAGAACCACCATCAGAGCCGTCTATGTGTGCGCCTGTTGGTTGATGATATATACCTCCACCACCTCCCCCAGTAGATGATATTGTTGTTAATCCACTTGCTGCTATTGAAGATACTGCTCCATTGTTTCCTGCAGTTGTATTGTAAGTTGTACCTGCTCCACCTGCACCTATTGTAATTGTATATGTTCCTGCTGATAAAGTTATATCACTTTCAGCAGATGCACCACCACCTGATGTATTACCATAAGATGTACGAAACCCTCCGGCTCCACCACCACCTCCGTGTCTGTTACCACCTGAACCTCCTCCTGCAATAACAAGGAATGACATATTACCTGTTAAAGGTAAAGGCGTTGGGTTCATTTTAAATGCCATATATACGTAAGTGTCCCCATTTCTGTTTTCTCCGGCACCTGAACCTAATGTAAACCCATCACTGTCGAACGAAGTTACTCCTGTATCTGCATATTCTGCTGCATTTAAATTTGCATTTACTGTAACAGAATCTCCTCTTACTGAATCAAATATAAACCAATTATCAGCACTTGTTCTGCCTTTAGTCATTACAAAGTCTGGCTTAAATCCAAGACCAGTAATACTTTGCGTACTTCCATTACCTGTATAACTTGAAAACTTGCTATATCCACTTACTGAATGAAAAACATAAGATATATACTCACCACCACTTGTATTTACAGTTCCATCCGAACCTATTTGATTTGTTGTGGAACCTATTGTTTTATATGCATTAGCGTCTGTTCCTCCTGTTCCACTACTATTTAAATACATATAATTACTTGCTGGCAAAGAACTAAACCAAACTAACCAACCTTCAGAGGCATCTAATCTTTTTGTAATTATAAGATTAGGCGATGATGATAATCCGTGACCATACGTGCCTGTACTCCCTGTTCCTGTGTATTTTACAATACTTAATCCATTTGCAGTATTTGTATTTGTTATACTTGGTATTGTCCCATCAATATTAGATTGCCAAGTATTACCTGCTTTCCAAGCCCAAGCTACATAGTTTGTTCCTGTGTTATTATAGTTACCTGCATTTGTACCAAATTGTAAATATCCATCACCTACACCTGTGAAATATTGTGATTCATTTACTTCTGCAGCAATATCACTTGATTTTAATGTCTGCCCAATACCTCTGGCAGCATCGTGTAATTGATGAGTATTTGTTGTACTTCTTGATTTAATCCAAACCAAATCAGGTCTGAAGCCTAAACCTTCAACTTTTTGATTTGCACCTGTTCCAGTATATGTTAATATTTTAAAGCTATCCGCTAATGTTGTGTTAATTGGTATGTTTTTAGCTATTGCCCAGTAGATATAAGTTGAACCACTTGCATTTCTGTCTGCATCATTATCTTCTAATTTAAAACCATCAGATTCAAAAGATAATCTTAAACCACTAAATTCTGAATTATCAGTATTTGCTCTTAACATTGGTTGTCCTCTACGAGAATCATAAATATTCCAATTTCCTGTGCCACTACTTCTTTTTAACATTACAAAGTCAGGTTTAAAACCTAACCCAGTAATACTTTGCGTGCTTCCATTCCCGCTATAACTTCCAAATTTCTGGTAACCTGTTACATCGTGGAAACAATAAGCGATAAAGTCTTCATTATTTACATTAACATCATTATCAGTGCCTATGCTAAATGATGTTGATGATGGTGCAGTATCATTCCAAAAAGCACTTGATGTTCCTTCCGCATTGTCCCTATTTAAATAAATAACTTTTGTTGCACCTACACTTGTATGATAAACCGCCCAATGAGCATTTCCGCTATGAGTGTTAGAAAGGTTTTTCACTAAAATCATATTAGGGGCAGCTGATAACCCATGAGGAACTGTCGTTGCACTACCTGTTCCTTCATATTTGACAATTGAGAAACCTGCATTTGCATTTGCACTAACAATTGATTGCGTACCAGCAACATAAGTCATTCCTAAACTTAAACTATTGTTTTGTGCTGCTGTTTCTGCATATAGTGTTGCTACATTAGAAGCTGTCAATGCTTTATCATAAATTCTAACTTGATCCATTCTACCGTCCGTTCTCTGACCCCCATTATCAGCCCTATACATTAAGCCATAATCAGATGAATGATTACTTGCGTTGCCTGTATAAGAATTAGTTCCTTCTAATGAACCATTTATGTAAAGAGCCATACCATTTGTAGTATCAAATGTTATAACAATATGATACCAAGTACTTGCAGATAAAGTTGTTGATGAATTTATATCGTAAGCTGTATTAACTAAATTTCTTCTATATTTTACTGAATAATTACCCCTTAATCTAACATTAGTATCGTGGTTATAAAACAACATATCTTCATCTTGTAATGTATCAAGATATACCCAACCTGAAATTGTGTGAGATTCATTTATATTAATTGTTTCTTCAGGATAAGTAAAATTAGATGTAGAACCATTAAAATCCCCTGCTTTATTAAACTTACCGCTTGCGTTGTATGTTACATTAGAAGCTGTTCCATCAAAGTTTCCTGTTACATCATCTGCATTGTCTTCAAATTTATATATTGCTACTGCATCTAAATCTTCTGTAACTTTTCCTATTGTTGCTTCGTTATCATCGGTTTTCCAAACCCAAGCAACATGATCTGCGTTATTTACATTTATATTATTCCAGTCGCCAATACTAAATCCATTATCATTAAAAGAAGATACACCATCAAGACGAATAGTTGGGTTTTCAGCATGTGTTGTATCACTATAAACTGTCCAGCCTGCGCCTCTTACTATATCCCATAATTGATGATGATCAGAATAACTTCTGGGTTTAGTCCATATTAATCCAGGTTTAAACCCTGTGTTTATATCTAATGAGGTACCATTCCCTGTATAAGTTTCTATATTAAAGCTACTTTCAAGTGTTGGTGCTTCTGTGTCAGGATCTGCTGCAAATGCCATATAGATATATGTGCCACCTGTAGCATTAAATCCAGCACTTGAACTTGGAATATCATCAAAAGAAAAACCATTAGACAAAAACTTAACATCTATATCTCCATTTGTTACTGTTGATTCTGCATCTGCTGAATTTGCTCTTAATATTGTATTTCTGTAATCTATTGGATTTCTTTTGTTGTCTAATATATACCAATCATAATTTGCAGCATCAGTTCTTTTAATCATTAAATATGCAGGTTCAAATCCTGTTTCTACAATTAAATTACCTCCTGTACCTGTATATGAATCAAACTTTGAGAAGCCTTCGACTGAATGGAACGCATAAGATATTGAGGGGGTATTGTAAGAGTAAACACTAAATACTGACGCTGTTGGAGCTGAACCCCAAGTATTATCTTCTTTTGCTTGTGTTAAATTTAAATATAATCTATCAAAACTACCATCAATAACTGTTGTATTTGTCAACCAATCACCAGCAACATTTCTTCGTTTGTGAATAATTAACTCGGGTGCTTCAGACAATCCGTGACCAACAGTTTCAATAGATGTTGTGTTAGTGTAACTAACAATACTAAATCCTGCATCTTGGTTTGCTTGAACTGTACTTGTAATACTTCCATCTGTATTACTACTTGTAGTTCCCTCGTTTGCTTTCCAACACCAAGCTACATACGGTCCTCTTGATGAATCATTAACAACACCACCTCCATCTGCACCTAAAGTAAATCCATCACTATCAAAAGAAACAAAACCAGTAGTACGGGTTGCTTCTGCATTTTGTAAGTTTGATGATAAATCTTTAGTTGCGCCTCTTGTTGAATCGTTTAATATATGTTGTTCACCATTACTTCTATCTTTTATCCAAACCCAGTCAGGCTTAAATCCTACACCTGTAATTGACTGTGTAGCACTTGTACCTGTATAAGTAACCACCTTAAAGTGTTCACTTGGAGTTATACCACCTGCTCCTGCTGTAGCGCCTGCACCAATTAATCTTTTATTTAAACCCATTTATTAAATGTTTGGAAAATCGTATGTTATAACTTTTGCTTTAGTAGTTAATGTATTTATTTCCGATTCAACTGTATTTGATAATTCTCTTAAAGCTACCCTTGCATCTACAATATCTATAGGCACAGCTGTTCCGTCATCTGCATTCCTAATTATATACCAATCTGTTTTTGCAAGTTCACTTCCTATTTGTACTTTAAAGTTGTTTATTGATTGCTCTTTTAATTCGCTTAATGACTTATCAAATGTTTTATTAGATATGTCTTTTTTAAATACCGTAGCTTGTGTGTCCCAATATATTTCACCTAAAACATGTATTCTTGAGTCATAGCTATCATCTATAACTACATCAAAAAGTCCGTTCTCTTTCATTTTATCGTCACCCCAACCCTTCACATTTAAATGCAGTCCTGTTGATGACCTAAATGAATTAGGTAATGATTGATAAAAAGTTATTACACCTGCGTTATTTACTGCTTTCATAATTATGCTACTTTATTTATTGTTGCGAATTGTTCTGTATTTCCATTTGTAGAAACTATACTTATTAAATTTTCTCCACTTCCATCATAAGTAGAAGCATTTGTAAGCTCTTTTACACTTGCAGGTAAAGTTAAAGCGTAATTACCACTTATAACTAAATTGATTTGCATACCAGTTGAAACGTTAGCAAAAGTTAAAGTTGTATCTGCACTTAATGTTTTAGTAAAAGTTGTAGCAGTTGCCCAATCTACTGCTGTACCACTTAATGCTGCTGCTGTTGTAAACTCTGCACCTAATTTAGTGTATGTTATTGCATCATCAGCTATTTTACCCGCTGTCACATTGCTATCCGCTATTTTAGCTGTAGTTACTGCTGCATCGGCAAATTTTGCTGCTGTTACTGCATTATCTGCGATTGAAGCTGCTACGACTGCGTTTGAGGCTAATTCAGCCGCTCCTACTGCATCATCTGCTAATTTAGCTTGGGTTACAGAATTATCTGCTAATACGTTTGCTGTTACTTTTGTTATTGCCATTTTATTATTCTATTGTTAATTCAACTATTTTCCACTCTTGGTTTTCTTCATCCCAAGAATAAGTATTTTCATCTTCAGGACAAGGCACTGGCGCTTCCCATATAAAATCATCATTTAAACTCCAGCTTGGAAATGGTGTAGGTGCATAAAATGCATCATTTTCACTATCCCAAGTATAACCTTGACCTGCAAAATTATGTCTAATATTACCATTGTAAGAAGTTTGAACCCAATTTCTGTGACCAAATAATGATTCACAAAAATCGATTCCTTTAGTTTCTGATTCCTCTTCTTCTACTAATAGTTCGTTATTATTAACCACTATTACTTGTGTTACTATGTTATCCTCGTTTATTTGTGCAAAATGTGCCATTTTAATTTATTTTATTTATTAATTTATTCGTGTACATACGTACCGCTACCCGTAAATTTAATTATTGTATTGTTTCCTGTTGTTGTTACTGTTGGTGAACCAGTGGTATTACCCGTGTATTGAGATGTTGGTAATCTTAATATCACTACACCTGAACCCCCAAGACCGGCAGTTCCTGCTGAAGATCCACCACCACCACCACCACCACCACCACCGGTGTTAGCTGTTGCTGATGAAGCATTACCCCCATGTGTTGAACCTCCTGAACCACCCCCTGATGATCCAACACCTCCAGGCACACCGGAGCTTGTGTTTCCACCACCACCTCCTCCTCCGCCGGCATAACCAACAGAAGAACCTGTTATTGACACTGATAACCCTGCACCACCAGTACCTCCATTTTCGCCAGGGCCATCCCACCCTGCTATTACACCTGCTCCACCTGCTCCCCCACCTCCTGAACTTGACCTTGTGTTACCAGAGCTTGAAGTATTACCTGACTTGTAACCTTGACCAGTTGTACCTGCACTAAATACATTACCTCCAGCAGAATCTGCCGCATAGGCACCTCCAGAACCATAAGTTCCATTTCCACCATTTCCAGCACCACCTAATCTTGAACCTCCTCTACCACCTTTTAAAGATGTAATCGTAGTAATATTTGTTCCTGCTAAAGATGTATCATTCCCATCTTTACCTGTTGCGTAAAATCCAGTAGGATTAGCTGGGCTTCCACCACCAGCCCCTATTGTGACAGTAATTGTGCCTTGAAAATTTGTAATATCGTTCTCTGCACTTGCTCCTCCACCACTTGTAGAGCCATAAGATGTACGAAGTCCACCAGCTCCAGCTCCTGCACCACCAATACCACCAGAACCATCTCCATAACCACCTGAGCCTGTTCCTCCTCCAGCAATTACTAGCCAGTCTATTGTTACTGGCGATACGCCTGCTGCTAATGCTCCAAAATTTATACCTTGCCCAAACATTAACTTGCTATTTGATTAATTGCGTACCAAAATTCAGTGGCACCAACACATGTTATTGAAATTAAATTCTTTTTATTGGAGGTGTCATCATAATCCCCCGCTATTTTATTAAACGTTCCCGAACTACCTCCTACTTGGAAAGCTAAAGTTCTACTTCCTCCCGATCCAGTCATTATTATTGTTTTAGTAATACCGATTTTTGGATTAGTTATGTTTAATGTTGTATTTGCATTAGGTGTTAGCGTAAATACTTGTGCTGCGTCAAAATCTACAGCAACTGTTGCTCCGGCACTTAGCGCATCAACTGTACTAAATTCATCATCTATTTTTTCATAATCTATAGCATCATTAGCTATTGTTAAAGTCCCAGACGATACAGTTCCATCTCCAGTTATACCGAGTGTTGAACCATCACCAAATAAAGCGTATACTTCATTGGTGTTGTCATTTGATTTATCAAATGCTGATCTTATAGCGTCCCCTGTCCCATCATTTGCTGAAGAACCTATGTTTATTGTTTGTTTTGCCATTATTATTTATTATTTTTTTGTAGAATCTGCTGTTAATGTAGCATTATCTGCTGTAATTGTTGTTGTATCTGTTGTAAATGGATAATCTGGGCCTATATCATACCAAGCTGTGCCATTCCACACCTCTAATTTAAGAGTTGTTGTATTCCATCTTGTTAATCCCCCGATTGGAGAAGATGGTCTTTGTACTGTTGTTCCTCTTTGAATAGTAGCACCAGCTTCTAAAGATATTGTAGTGAAGTGCATTACTTCAATTGAGTATCCGCTTTGAGGTGCAGTACTAAAAGTTAAGGTAGTACCAGAAATGCTATACATAGTTTTTTCTTGATATACCCCATTTATAAAAACAAATGTTGTATTCTCATCCTCTATGTTTTTTGATAACGTAAAAGCTGTTGCACTTCCATTGCCTGTAAATTGATCACCCGCTATAGTTGAAACATCTGAAGCTTTTATATGCACTATTTCTACAATAGCCCCATTCCCAGGAGCTGTGCTAAGCGTTACAATATTTCCAGAGGTTGTATAATTATCTTTTGATTGATATACACCATCTATATATACCTGCGTATTATTTTCATCTAATATTGTTAAAGATGATGTAAACGCGGTATTTGATCCATTAGCTGTTGATTTATCTGTTTTAATTACCCCTTGAACAGAAACATAATGTATTATCTCTATTTCAGCTCCATTTGGAGGGGCTGTACTAAATGTTACAGTAGTCCCGCTTGTGCTATAGTTATCTTTGCTCTGGTAAACACCATCAATATATATTTGGGTATTGTTTTCAGATGCAATTGTTGAACTAACTGTAAAAGCTGTCGCTGAACCATTACCTGTTAATATATTTTTTTCTACATTTAGTGTTGAACTCCCCCCTGACGATGCGACTGTTATTGTGTCAGTGCTTGCGTTAGTGGTTAAAGTAATGTTATTTCCCGCTACTAAATTTAATGTATCAGTTGCACTTTCTGCCACAACACTTGTTTGACCTGATATTGCAATTGTTTCAAACGAATTACTAGCCCCTGAACCTGAAGCGTCTGCAGCTGGTGCCCATGATGACCCATTCCATTTTAATACTTGACCCGATGATGGTGATGTGCTTGCTACATTAGTTAGATTTTCTATCGCTGCATTCAAAGCAAACGTTGTCCCTGTTAAACTAATTCCAGTACCAGCGCTATATGTTGTATTCGTATCAGTAGACGCTAAAGTAATTGTGTCACCTGTTTCAGATATACTTATATTACTTCCAGCTGCTATAGTTACATCATCTGTTGATGAATCGCTTCCTGTTAATCTTATTATTGCATCATTACCACTTGTAACACTATTTACTGTATAGGTTGTATTTATGTCTGTTGCTGCCGGTGTAGCTGTACCAAATTTAACATAACTCCCCATATAACCATGAGCGCTACATTGATAAAATAAAACAGGTGGTGTCGATATAGTAGGTATAATTTGAGTATATGCTCCTGAGCTACCCGCTGTAC